CACAAAAGTTTCATCCAACCACTGCATGAGATTGCGTCCACGCATGCTCCAACCCATGGGCCTCTGTAAACACATCAAGATATGATTTCCATTGGTCCTCCAAGGCTTGAGATCCATGTTGTAATCTCTACGGATGTTGGCCCAGTTTTCTTCGCCAGGCGACTCGTTACAGTAGATTCCGTCACAGGGGAACACGCCATTGAAACTGTACCTTAGATATTTTTTTGGATTGGTACGATCACGATAGATAAAAACATTTGAATCAATGCTGAGCCAGTAGCGACCCGACTGCGTTTGCGTGTCCATCACCATCTTGCGAACTGCGTAGTGGGGTAATTTGGTTTTACTTGGATTACTGGCAAATGCATTGCCAATTATGGCACCAACGTCACAGTGTTCGTAGGTCTTACTGTAACTGATTTCGGCCTGGTCGCCGCAACGTGCAGCTCCTTCGGCAAAATAAGTCAAGGCATTGACTTTTTCATCACCATTGATATGCTTAGGTAAACTGCTCAGGTAACTTTTAATAATCAAGGGTCGGCCGTTCATTATTTTCCAATACCATTTGCCAGGCTTGACCTGTTAATATTTCATCTAAACTAAATTGACTGTATGCAATCGATGACAACCATTTGTAGATAATGCTCTCATCTGGCATAACAGGATTTTCAATTTGTGTTAGATCGTTACAGCAAACTGGATCAGCTGCAGTGGGTGCCAGACCAAATGCAGGTATTCCGTACTGTACGGCTTCCACTGTTGCAATACTATTGTAAGTGACTAGTGCGTAAATGTCATCATCTAGAGCATCATAAATGGTGTCGTTTGTACGTTCGCCACGGCTGGCTTTTTCTCGCCAGACAATTTCTCTATCTGAATATTTTTTAATTGTACGTTCAACTTTTTGAATCCATGTTGCACGATCGTGTCCGTAGTACTGAAATGGTTTTTCGGTGGGCAATACTACCAATACCTTTGATCCTGTACGTCGCCAGCCGTTATATTCTAATTTTGGATTGAACTTTACCAGCTGTTGCCATCGGTCATCTGGAACATCCATAATAGTCGAATGTTGCATGGCATTTTTTACAACGCGATGATATACTTTTCTGCCTGTGAGATTATTGTCACACCGATAGTTTCCAAGATATCCTGTTTCAATAAAATAGTAGTCTTGTCCGTGCTCTTGAACAAACTTGCCTATTTTACCAGAACTGATGCCACGTATCAATACCGGATGCTTAATAATCTCTTCGGCTTCGGCCCAAAATCTATTCTTAGCAACAAACTTGCTTTCTGGATAAGTTGCCATCATCATTGCAGGATAATCTGTAAACTTTAAACAACGATCAAATGTTGCATCTTGATTTATAATATACTGAATAAACTCTTGGCTTAGTGCGTCGCCACCTTGCCTCTTAACAAAATTTCTAATTTCTTTGGTCAACAGTTCTTCTGGAATAGGACTCAATGCCCATTGTTGTTCAATTTGTTTTAAGATTTTAACTTCGTTCCGAAGTTTTAATAAGTCTGTAACACTGTGTTTAAGTGCCGATTCGATAGTAGAGTGCTGTTGCTTATATTCATCAGCAGGCCAACGATCCACTAATGCCACTGGTAGAATCACAACATATTCCTTTGCAAACAGTATTCAGTAAACATACGCTCTTTATGCCACTCATCGGCTTGTGGTGTATCAGCAAATTCATGAAAGCACGGTGTTCCTAGAGTATAATGTAATAATTTTGCATCTGGATTAGGGCCGTACTCGTCTGGTAACCAATTCCATTCAGGAGGTAGAGTGCCAATACGCTCATCGTCCAACCAACTGAAGCGATGCAGATATGCACCGGTTGAGCGTTGGATAAACTCTGGAGTTAGCTTTCTGTTAGGATGATTGGCACAGTTCCAAAGAATTACACTACTCCAATTTTTTCTTGGATAGTCTTCATTTTTTGCACCAAGATACTTTTCGGACATGCGAGTTTTGTAATTGTGTTTGACTACCATAACATCAACATGACTTTCCTGCAGGTTCCAAAGTTTAACTATGTCGTCGCGAACAATCATGTCGCCGTCGATGAATATTGCCCAACCTGTGTAGCTCATCAAGTGCGGAACTAAAAATCTAGTATATATAAAATGATTTGACCCGTCGGTGTGAGTTTCTTCATAGTCTTGAAATAAATTTAATGCAATCGGCATAATTGCCACAGGCTGACTGGCATGTCTAATAATTGAATTTACGCAGGTGTGAAACGCAATAGCTTCTCTGGGATCGTAGCCTATAAAGATTGGAATTGGTGTCATTGTCGTTCTATATCCTCTTCAACGCAATTGACGCCGTATTGTATTTCAACCACTTTACATGGTTTGTCAAATGGGTTTGTTAGTTGATGCCACCCTGCAACAGGAACACAGTATTCATCATGAGTATTCAACAGTTGTGGTGGCAAGTTATAACCACCGTCCATGATGCTATTAACTACAGCCGACCCTGCACTAACAATCCAATACTCAGCACGTTGTTGATGACGTTGCATTGATAAACTACACCCTGGATTGACTGTAAGTTCCTTTACCTTCATTCCGGGCACCTGGTGTAGCACACGATAGTAGCCCCATGGACGTTCTGTTTTTGGGGCTTTCCATTCTTCCAAAATCCATGAACTGGAATTGGATTTGTTGATTCCGCCCACGCCAAACACAAATTTAATGTTGTTGTCTTGAAAGGTCATTTCAGGAATGTTTTGATCTGTACGATCTCCACCGTTGGCAAATACAATGCGTGCAGTTGGGTAGTGTGCGCGGACCTGTTGTAAGAGATGACAGGCAGTGCCGTCCTCATCATCGAAAGTGTAAACTTCATCTACACTGGACAGATTGTTTAACACACACAGACGTTCAGTCCAGGGCATGAATGCACGGCCTTTTTTACGGGCCAACCATTCGTCGCTGTTGACGCCCACAATTAGATAATCGCCCAGAGCTCGTGCTTCTTTGATTAGTTTTATATGTCCAGAGTGTATGGGATCAAACCCACCTGATACAACCACAATAGTATTCATGCGGGTATTTATATGCCCAGAAACTGTCTGATCTGATTTACAAAGTGGCCATGCTGGTCAAGCTGTGATCAATCCAAGGCACAATCAAGTCTTGTTGGCGCAAGGCACTGTGAGCATATATGCTGGCCGCTGCAGATTTTGGTAAGAGATTAAGTTCAACCCAGTGATGCCAGGTGGCCTGGCGAGGATCAATGGGCGGATGTTGACTGCGATAAACCACAGCCTGTATCCAGGGCTCGGTAGCAGTTTGTTTGAAAAAACCAGCGCCACAGTCCCAACCGGCGGTGGCCAACATGTACATCAAACTGACCATGCTGTAGTGATGATAGCAACCACTGGGCAATTCATAGGCCAGTTGCCGATGGTGTATGCGTTGTGAGATTGGCACAGCAAGCGCCAGCATGGCACCTGGACTGGCAATGTGCCACCAACTGCTGAGAGTTTGTACAGGATTCAAAGCATACTGTAATGCGTCGTGGCACCATAACACGTCAAATCCACCCGGATGAGGCGTTATGGATTGTTCGAAATCACCGGCGGTAATTGTAATGTTTGGATATCGAGTACCTAACTGTGTTTTTGGTTGCAAATCTATGCCGGTGCATCTGATATACAAGGGTTCAGGCTTATCATCTCGAGTGGTTCTAGTGGCCCACCAGATCAGGTCTTCACCCGATCCGCAACCAAGATCTACCATGCTGCGAATGCTGGCCATGAAATCATCATACTCATACAGTTGGTTCAGAGTTTGTAGACTATGTGCATGGCTGTCGCCAGGATGTACAAACTTCATACCTGTATGTCTTCCATTCCGGCTGTGCGTAAACGAACTATGTGTCCGCTCATCCACGACTTGCTGTCAAGCCCCTTCATGATACCCAGCCAGCGATTGCGTAGTAGAGCCACTTCATTGATGATGGTTTCAAAGTCGATCACTTCATCTTCGCCATCTACATATTTTTCAGCATCTCTGCTGGTCAACGCACGGGCGTAGCCTTCTAGATATTTTTGGAAGTGTCGGCGACGGATCTTGCGTAATTGGATGTTGAGATAGTTTAACACTGCTTCAATTTCCTGGAGCTGATTAAATCTGTGTTCGGTTATGCCCGGTAGTTCCTTGATATTTTTTTCTATTAGGCCAGTGACTCGCACATCACGTCGTGCGTCTTCCAGTTCACTTTCATAATGAGCTATAAAATCAGGAATGGCTCCAAGATCGGCAACTACTTTGCTATACCACATTTTCAATTTCCTTTACAAGCCACGGAAATGTCGCTCGCCAATCCAATCCTCGTCGCCGATCAATTTCGTCTAGGTATGTGCGCAGTTTGATTATTTCTTGTGTGTTTCTACCTGCTTGCGCAATCTGCTTACTGACTCCAAGCATGTAGTTCTTTATTTCTTTCTGTTGCCAAGTGTCCTCGGGCATAATACTTAGTATTTTTTCAAAATGGTCGTTAAAGAACCCTGCACCAAATATGTCAGGATTCATGTGTGTGGGGGAATTCA